TTTGCTGGAACAGATTATTTGAAAAATTATAAAGGTAGTCCTGCATATTCATTATGGAAAAAAGAAATAACTAAAATAGCCCAAGTAGTAGGATATAAGTTTTTAGATTTCTTAGGAGCAGAAGATTCAATTGAATCTAGTAAAGATGAAGAACTAGGAACACAGACCAACCAACTTAAAGAAGATTTCAATGTGCCTATCAATATAGGAGATACGGTAATGATGGGTAAATTCAAAAACAAACCAGTTGTTGTACAAACAATACAATGGAGTCAAAAAGGTGATTTATTAATAAATGGAAAATCAGCAGCGAGATTTAGAATTATGCCAAAAGAAGAAGAACAAGTATTAACAAAAGAATGGTGGGGTAATAATTTCAACGAAGTGATATCAGAAGTAGACTATCATTCAAAATTATCTAGAGGCCATAAGCCAGATCATTATCAACTAGGAACATCGGACTTTAAACCATTCGATGAAATAAATGAAGCTAAGGCAAATACACATTTAACTCATTTAGAAGAATTAATATTAACTCAAGGCAAGGCTGGATATAAAACAGCTAGGTCATTCTTAATAGAGTTATTGAAAAATTTAGCAGGAAATTCAAATTCAAAAATAAATACATCGGTTAAATGGGATGGCGCGCCTGCAGTATTTGCCGGCATTAATCCAGACAATGGAAAGTTCTTTGTAGGAACCAAATCTGTGTTTAATACTAAAACTCCTAAAATTAACTATACGATGGATGATATAGAAGTCAATCATGGACAAGCACCTGGATTAGCAGTTAAGTTAAAATTTGCATTAAAATATTTACCAACACTAGGTATAAAAAATATTTTACAAGGCGATTTTATGTTTGATAATTCTATGGTCAAATCAACAACTATAGATGGCAAGCCTCATTTGCAATTTCGTCCAAATACAATTACATATGCTGTAGAATCTGATTCCGATATAGGGCGAGAAGTTGCTGCAGCAAAAATAGGCATAGTATTTCATACAACATATCAGTCATTATCATCAGGAGCATCGTTTGGTGCAGATGTCAGTGGATTGAAAAAAAATCCTAATGTATGGTTTGATGATGCATTCTTTAAAGATACTACTGGTGTAGTAAAATTGACATTATCAGAAACAAAAGAAATACAATCTTTAATTAAAAAAGCAGATGCTATAAAAATTAATTACGATAATCTTCCTAGTTCATTATTAAACATATATCTTAATCAAGAAATAAAGTCCGGACAATTTGTTAACAATCCGGCAGTATCATTTAAAGCATTTCAAAAATGGTATGAAATACGAGTTGATAAAAAAATTGCAAAACTAAAATCAGATCGTGGAATTGAAAAAGCAACTTTAGCTAAACAAGACCAAATGAATCAATTTAATGATCGTAAACAAGATATCATTAATTTATTTATAGTATCTAAATTATTATCAGATGCCAAACTTATATTTGTAAGAAAATATAATAATGCTATCTACAATACAAAGCATTTTGTAGACGATGGTAAAGGAGGCTTGAGAGTGACCGCACCGGAAGGATATGTGGCAGTAGATAGAATTGGAAATGGTGTTAAATTTGTAGATAGAGTAGAATTTAGTAGAGCAAACTTTGCTATGGATAAAGGCTTTACAAAATAGCATTGATAAGTAGGACATAGCATATTTATATTAAAATAAGGGACAAACCAATGAAAGAAACAACATTAAGAAATATGATCAGGAAACAGATCAAAGAATCTTTAAAAGAAGCACCAATGGCAAAAGCATCTGTAGGATCTAAATTAGGTTCAATAGAAAAATTAGCAGGTGTTAAAATGCTAAAAAAGGCATTAGGACAAGGAACGCCGGCTCAACAAGCAGCAGGATTACTTCAAGTAGTACAAGCTATATCAGGCGATGATATCCAAGTAGCAAAACAATTATCCAGAATGTTAATGAAGAAAGATTCATTATCAGGTGATATGGGTAAGCCTGCAGGAGCAGCTGATAGATTTGAATCAATCGAAGAAGCAGAAGTTAGTTCAGCATTAGCATCTAAAATGGGCAGAGTAGACAAAACTCAAGCAATGCAAATGATGAAGAAAACATTAGCAACTAAGCCAGCAACTCAACAAACTGATTTCGTCATTGACATGATAAATAGTTTAGGTCTTAAAGATGGAGCGAAGAAAAGATTATTATTGAAGATGCGCCAAGGTTTAAACTAATATGAGCAATAAGTTACAAAATGTGAAAGCTATCAAGCAGATGCTTGCTGGCGAACACCGATCTCAAACACGTAAATCAATATATACAGGTAAAACAAAATTAAAAGAATCTGAAGTAATAGAATCTTTTAAAGATGGTAAACCTAAAATATGGATTGAAACGGATGGTAAGGGATTTCGAACAAGAGTTACACAACATGATGGATTTACAACACGTCAACCCGAAAATAGTATTCTTAAAGATATTCAAGAATTATTAAAGGTACCAAAAGAATGTCCTACTTGTGGTACTAATATGCGAGAAAAAGAACAAAGACTTAACTTTAAGTTTTGGTTTAAACGTAAAAAATGCTTCGGCTGTGTTTTGGAAGAAGAACGTAAGATAAAGCAACAAGGACCAGATGCATGGAAACAATATCAAAAAGAAATTATGTTGACAAATGCTGAATCGTGGTTCAAAGATACTGATAAGGAAGTTGAAATTGTTAAACAACAAATGAAAGAAACTACCTGGGAAAATGCAGATGGTGAGAGAAATGAAGTAGATATTTCATCCTTTATCAATAAAATAGAAAATGATTATAATAAACTTAAAGATGATATTAGAACATCTTTTGGAGAATAAAAAGTAAAGTTATGAGTATATTAACAAAATTATTTAGCGGAGGAGCAGCTGATCTAGTAAAAGGTGTTGGCGGAGTTATAGATAACTTGCATACATCTAAAGAAGAAAAATTAGCGGCAGAACAAAAGATAAAAGAATTAGTTTCTGATTATGAAACTAAAATGGAAGCTAACATAACAGATAGGTGGAAATCAGATATGAATTCTGATTCTTGGTTATCCAAAAATGTAAGACCAATGGTACTTATATTTCTAGTTGTATGTACGGTGTTAATGATATTTATCGATGCTGGCACAATTCATTTTGAAGTAGAAGAAAAATGGACTGACCTATTACAATTAGTATTAATAACGGTCATTGGTGCATATTTTGGCGGAAGGTCATTCGAAAAAAGAAAAAAATAAGCAGTTCTTTTATTTGTTTTTCTGCAAATAATTTCTTATATTAAGGTATAATATGTCGGTAAAGAAAAGCATAAAAGAAATAATACGTGATGAATATAAACGGTGTTCTCAAGACCCTGTACATTTCATGCGTAAATATTGTATTATACAACATCCTACTAAAGGTAAGATGTACTTTAACCTTTATCCATTTCAGGAAGAGGCATTAAATCAATTCAAAGATAATAGATATAATATTGTTCTTAAATCTAGACAGTTAGGTATATCAACTTTATCGGCAGGATATTCATTATGGAAAATGATATTCCAATCAGATTATAATGTATTAGTAATTGCAACTAAACAAGACGTTGCAAAAAACTTAGTTACTAAAGTTAGAGTAATGCATGATAATTTACCTAGTTGGCTAAAAGGCAAGACAATGGAAGATAATAAACTTTCATTAAGATTTAAAAATGGCTCACAAATTAAAGCTATATCGTCAAAAGGTGATGCAGGTAGATCTGAAGCATTATCATTATTGGTAATTGATGAAGCTGCTTTTGTTGATAGAATTGATGAAATATGGACTGCGGCACAACAAACATTAGCAACTGGTGGTGGTGCAATTATGTTATCGACACCAAATGGTACAGGTAACTTATTCCATAAGACATGGTCACAAGCAGAAGCAGGTGGACAATTTAATCCTATCAAATTACATTGGACAGTACATCCGGAAAGAGATCAAGGATGGAGAGACCTTCAAACAGAATTATTAGGAGAAAAGAGTGCAGCACAAGAATGTGATTGTGACTTTATTAGTTCTGGTCATACAGTAGTAGATGGACCTATTATACAATGGTATGAACAAACATATGTAGAAGATCCAAAAGAAAAAAGAGGATTTGATGGCAATTATTGGATATGGGAATATCCAAACTATTCTAATTCATATGTAGTAGTAGCGGATGTTGCGAGAGGAGATGGTGGAGATTATTCTGCATTTCATGTGCTAGATATAAAAACAATGCAACAAGTTGCTGAATATAAAGGTAAGATAGGAACTACTGAATATGGTAACATGTTAATATCTGTAGCAACAGAATGGAATAATGCATTACTAGTTATTGAAAATGCAAATATAGGATGGGCAGTTTTACAGGTTGCAATAGATAAAGGATATGAAAATTTATATTATTCATATAAACAAGATGCATATGTAGATGAAGATGTACATTTAAGAAAAGGATATGATTTAAAAAATAAAGGACAAAAGGTTCCTGGATTTTCTACAACATCAAAAACCAGACCTTTAATTATTTCTAAATTAGAAACATATTTTAGAGAAAAGTCGCCAGTTGTAAAGTCAAAACGATTGGTAGATGAATTATATGTCTTTATATGGAATGGTAGCAGAGCAGAAGCACAAAGAGGATATAATGATGACTTGGTAATGGCATTTGGAATTGCATTATGGGTAAGAGATACTGCATTAAGATTACATCAACAGGGAGTAGATCTTTCTAGAAAAGCATTAAGTGGATTTGGGAAGTCATCGGGAGTATATTCAACAGGAACAGATAAGCCAAAAGAATGGCAATGGAAATCAGGTGACAAGGACAATGAAGATTTAACCTGGCTTTTGGAGTAACAAGATATTTATATAAAAGTGGAAAACTATGGCAGACACATCATTAAGAGCGCGGCTAGGTAGATTATTTGCAACAAATGTAGTTGTTAGAAGAATTGCAAAAAATCGTCTTAAAGCCGTTGATACAAATCGATTACAATCGACAGGAAATTTAACAAACAAAAAATATGTTGATAGATTTTCTGGAGTACATAAGGGTATGCCTGGTTAC